CCGAGATTTGGGGTCCAACCTGCATGCGATGTTCCAGTTCTCGCTGTCGGAAGGACTTGGCCACGTCAGAAACAGACGCGACCACACACCCCGGCTCGTAAAAGCTTTGCTGCATTGCCAGCGCCGTTGCGTAAGTACGCATCCGGGCCTCATACAGAACCAGGCCCAAGAAGCCCAGCTGGGTGTGTTGCGCGGCCGGCATGGATCTCGAGTAGACCCCTTCGCAATCTCGGTAAAAATTGCGAACCGCCGAATCCTGCGTACGCAGAACCGACATCGCCTTTGGCCGCAGCTCATTCAACAAGCTGGGAATAATCCCATCTTGCACGAAACCCACTCGGGGCACGCGCTCAACCTCGCTTGTCGACGAGCTTTCTGGCGCTACGCTGAAGTTGATAGCAAACAGCGTGCGGAAACCAATCCGTCCCTCAACGTGACTGGTCATGAGCACTCGGGTCCCGCCGGGTGTTACGAACACGTAACGGGTGTGCTCAAAGTACGCATCAGCGTCCCAAGGATGCGTATAATGTGAATCCGTACCTTCGACGCCCACCGCCGAGTACCATGTAACGATTCCATCACGCTTGTATCCAACTCCCTCCAGAACATCAAGTGCTTCTTCAGCATGGATCTTGACATCCTCCACCCACTCTCCCTGCGCGACTTTCACCTTTCCAAAACCATCCTTGAAGGTTTGAACGGATCCGTCTTCGGCAAGCAAAGGGCCGCGTCGATTTCGCGACTCCACGTGCTCCTTTACCGCAGGGCACCGGTATCGATGTAGAAACACACTCTCCCCTTCTCCTCTGAAGTCCATGAGCGACAACAGAACATTCACCCCCCCCTTTTTGAAATCAGGGGATTCTTGCAAGCGGTGATACGCGAAAAAGGCATCCGGGTTGTACCAATAAGCGTTGTCATTTGCTATGTAGCAAGTCTTCGGGGCGAAGAGGTCCTCATCGAGGAGGGGGCGGGACGCCGCTAGATCATGGCCATAAAGACCACGGCGGACACTCCACACGGGTTGTTCCTTTCGACTACGCCAATCCATGAAAAACTTGATCTCCGCATCACGAGGATCTAGAATCACAATCTGGTTGGCACCAGTGAAGATGGGAAGTTGTGTCTGGCGGTACATCACAGCGGCTCGACTCCCCGCACCAATTGCATGCGGGTTCTTCGACTTGTGTAGAGTAACCGCCTCCACAGGAACTCCCAAGGAGGAAAGGATGCGCGCCAAAGCGCGATCATCCGAGTTGACGGGGATTCTGAAGACACGCTTCTTTTCATCCTCCATCTTGGGCGGGTTATTGGTCTGATCCATACCCGACTTCTTCTTAGGCTCAAACCGCTTGGGCTGCTCCTTCGGACCTCCCTTAGGAGGAATTTTCGCACCCGCCTGCTTCGACGGACGCTTCGCACCAGGACTCTTCTTCGCGTGACCAGACGCGGAGCCATTTGTCTTGGCTGAACCAGTGGATGCTGGATTTTTCGACGCTCCAGGCGTCTCCGCACGAAGCGGGCTCTCCGAAGAAAGACTTGGCTTGTTGTTGTCATTGCTAACCTCAACGGGTTCCATTTC